CTAACAGGCCAAATGCACCGGTCTCCTCAATGAAGTCGTACATCGAATCCCAATCATTTGTCCAGTACCGTGATTTAACTGAACGAATAATCGTGCCATGTTTTGTGCGGATGCTGTCAATGCCCTGTTCTTTACAGGTGTTCAACATCTGTGTTTCAAGTACGCCCATCTGCTCATCAAGATCAGCAGCTTTTGTTTTGTAGGTTTCTGTAAGGGCATCCTTGGCATCGCGTATCCTGATGTAGACAGCGGCAAGTTTGTCGAGTGGTATGGAAGAAGTGGTGACTTCGTCCTGAACTTCTAATACGTCCATAGTTAGCTCCAGTTGTTTTGAGGTTTTAGTTTAACACAAAACTTGACATTGTCAAGTGCTTTCAGAAATAATTTCTTGCCTGTACAAATCAATTATTTTTGTGTGGTGTGCAATGTTGCCCCGCAGGTGAGCGTACATCTTTGTCTCTATCGGACTGCCTGTTATATGCACGACTGTCATCGGGTTAACTTGACCGGGTCGGTCAATTCGAGCATTGGCTTGTAAGTACGTTTCTACACTTGAGCACGGAGCGTACCAAATAATTGTGTCGGCGGCAGTTAGGGTAAGCCCGTGAGATGCCGCTTGTGGTTGGATAATAAGCACCTTTGGATGGGTGTGGTCTTGGAACTGTTGAACCAAGGTCGAGCGTTTGTTAACACTCACACTCCCGTTGATGACTTCACAGCTTATGCCGTGTTTGTTCAAGTGTCTCTCTAGGAGTTCGATGGTGTGAGTAAAGGGTACAAACACCAGCACTTTGTTGCTAGTCTCGTCAATAACTTCCTGCACCACATTTAATCTGCCAGATACATCAAACTCAAGCACTTCTTTAGTATCCGTATAGACTGCACCACCTGATATTTGAAGCAGCTTGTTAATTTGCACGGCAGCATTGACCGCAGAGATTTCTTCCCCGTCGGCCTCAATCAACATCTGCTTCTTGAGTACGTTGTAATACTTGATCTGCTGTGAGGACAGTGGGGCATCACGGTCAACAAATGTCAAAGGGGGTAGGTCAAGGCACTCCTTCTTCTCAAACCGAATAGCTGGCTGGAGTGCTTTGTGAACAATGTGTTTGGACTCGGGGCGGGGTAACCAACGGTACTGCCCAACTTTAATCATCACGTTGTCTCTGAACTGCCCAAAGAACATAGGTATGCCATCGGGGTTCACTAGCTTTGCCAATCCGTAAGCATCCACAGGCGACTGCGCGGCGGGTGTTCCAGTCAACATCCATAACCCACGTATAACTTTTGTTAGGTCACGCAAGTCTTTCCACCGCTCGGTCTGAGCATTCTTATACGCTGACGCTTCATCTACCACAATTAAATCAAACCCGCCCTTAAGCAGTTCTTTCTTAACAACTCCAACCCCATCAAAATTGATGACGACAAACTCTGCTCCCGCATTGATGATCTCTTTGCGCTTCTTAGCCGCCCCATGTGCAACCGATACTGTGCGATGAATTGCAAACTTAAACAAGTCCTGTTGCCATGCCGACTTCATGATTGACAGGGGGCAAATCACTAACACTCGTTTTACTAATCCTCGTTGCATCAAATAATCAACTGCCCAAATCACTGATGCTGTCTTACCTGTTCCTTGCTCGTTAAAGCAGAACGCCTTGTTGTTGGTCGTTAGGAAATCGGTTGTAGTCTTCTGATGCTCAAACGGTGTAAACCCGTGAGGACGGGGCCACTCATACTCTGATAGATTCATTTTCTTCTCTTAGTTTTACTAAATTCATTTCTACATCGTACTCAAGGCGATAACTTCTAGCTAGGAGTACATACAAGCTAAATAGCGTGTCTCCTGAGTTTTCGATTTCAGTACGATCAACCCAGCCTCTCCCAAACGCTACCAACCAAATTTGCTCCTCGTTCATTTTTTCTTTGGTTTGTTAGTTTTGACAGTGTGGTCTGAATTGCGACTGAATGAACGGTTGGCACTTGGGGTCTTGAGCTTAAGATTTCCTGAAGCATTGCTACCCCCTTTGGACAAGGGAACCACATGGTCGATGTCTTTTCCAGTACGGTCAACGCCCTTCTTGTCCATCTCACTTCTTGCTCGTTGGCGTTCAAGGCGTGTATCAGATTCACCTCTTGCTTTTTGCTGTTCATATTCTTTTTTGTAAGGTCTAGGTTTGGTTACGTAGGGCATGATTAACTCCTGTTGTATTCACATTGTTTGACTGCGCAGAATTTGCACAGTGGGCCTTGTATGGGGTTCCACACCCCATTTTCCAACGCCGCCTCAATCCGTGCAACATCTTTTGTTGGCTTTTCTAGGTACTTTGGCATCATTTCCCTGTGGTGCTCAGCCTGTACAAACTCCTTAGAGACTGTGAAGATTAAAGCGGACTTCACTCGCTGGATCTCCGGAAATTTGGCGAAAAGCCCACAAGCTACAAGATCGAGTTGCTTTACGTCCGCATATCTCGCATTCTTGCTCGTCTTGTAGTCTGCTGAGTAGGCAAGCCCCTTCTTCTGATTAATAACTACCAAGTCGGCTATGCCATGCCACCAAACATTCGGAGCACTGAATTCGCAAGCCTCCAAGTCCTTGGTCAAGCCCAACTTCACTTCGCATAATTTTTCCCCCTCAATGTTCTTCAGTACGTCTAATGTGTCTTGCATGTAGTCGAACGCTGGCGGGATTGGCTTGTCGTCCCGAATGTATTCTTCTGCCACAGTATGAGCAGTCTTGCCGTACAGCGTTGCCGTTGTATCAGGCTCAACAATGTCCTTAGCTATCTTGGTGTGATAGTACTTCTTAGGGCATTGCTCAAATGTTTTCAGGCTACTGAACGACCACACAATACTCATGCTACGTTTGCCTTCTTCATTTTGGTCTTCATAAAATCAATATCGGGTTGCTCTTTGCGTAACTCTGCATACTCTAGCTGTACGCGTTGGGCGTTAATAATTTTACCCGCAGTGTTATTCATCTCGGTGGCAATCTTTACATCTATCGCACCAGTCTTAAGTGCTTCATAGAGAGCGGATAGTTCTGTTGTTAATTCACTGATGTGTTTCATTTTTAAATTCCCATAGTTTGCGTTTAATAAAAAGTCTTATACGCGCCGCTTCAATTAACTCGGGCGTCATTGTTTTGGATTTGTACAGGTTTTTTATGTATGAATCCGGTGCTTTAGCAACTTGCTTTTTGGCTTTTGCTTTGTATATTTCAGGGTGAGCTTTATGGTACTCCGCTCTTCGTGCGTTAATTTTCTCTCTGTTAACTTGGTGGTATTCTTTTTTCCATGCGGACATCCTTTCTTTGTTGGCCTCTCTATATGCTTTCTCATGTTCTTTATTGGCTTCATGCCAAGCTTTATGTCTTTCTAGTTCCCGTTCCTTGTTAGCTTCCCTGTATGCCTTACGCCTTGCATTATTCTTTTCCTTGTTAGCTTCGTGGTACTTTCTAGCACGCTCAAGCACGTATTCTTGATTAGCTTCGTTATATGCTTTGTGGTATTCACGCAGATATTCCTTATTAGCATTTTCCCAAGCTTTGTTCTGCGCTCGTATCATTTCTTTGTTAGCTTCCCGATACGCTTTTCTTTTAGGTAGATTCTTTTCTTTGTTTTCTAAATAATATGCCTGCCTACGCGCAAGTAATTCATCCTCACGTCCTACCGATCTAGCCTTGACTCGCTCTTTTATTTTTTCCTTGTTGGCTTCTTGGTATGCTTTTATTCGCGCTTTAATCTCTGCCTTGTTAGCTTCCAAATACACTTTTCTTTTTTCTTTTAGCGCTTCTTTGTTAGCTTCTCGCCAAGCTTTATTCTTGGCGGCTCTAATCGCTTTAACACTCTCCATAGCTCTTTCCATACCCTGCTTCGCAGTTCAGAGGTAACTCGGGTGCCCACGACGGACGTAGGCGCATACACAATTCAACGTACTCCTTAGCTGTTTCAGCCTCGGCCTCGGGTGCAATGCAAGCCACGGCGTCATGCACTGTCATAACAACGCGGTACTTTTTCGCAATCATCAACATCTGCTCACCTATCACGATACGTGCAAGTGCTTGGCATACGTTCTCAATCACTTTGCCGCCGTAGATTCGATTGGGGATGACTGCCTTGCCCTTTTTGGTGTCGTACACAAGTTCGGTCTTGCCATCGTCGTCTATCTTTTGGCGTAGGTTGGGGTACTTCAAACGTAGTCCGTTGGGGAGTAGGATGCCCTCTGACCCATCCACTTTAAGGAGCCCATTGCGACCAAATTTCGTGGTTTGTTCACGGATGATTGCGGGGAGGACATTCGCCGCCGCTTTCCATAGCTCAGGGATATACGGATAAGTTCGTCGGTACGTGTCAATAATGCGTTTAGCTTCGTCCAGTTCAATAGATACGCCAAAGGTTTTGAGTTGCGCTTGGAACTTCCCTGCACCCATGCCGTATCCCGCCCCAAGAATTGTTGTTTTACCAACGAACCGTTCGTCTTTCGTAATACTTTCAACAGTCTTGCCATATATAGCCGATGCCATGATTTTGTATACATCCTCGCCCCTTTCAAATGCGTCTACCAAGTCGTCTTGCCCCGCCAACCATGCCAACGTCCGTGCCTCAATCTGTGATGAGTCCGAGTCAATCATCACCATGCCAAACGGCGCAAGGATGGAGTTCTTCAGCGGAGATGCACGTTGCAAGTTCTGTAAGTTAATCTTGTCGTCACCGCCCCAGCGTCCAGTGTGTGCGGCGTAGTAGCGTAGGGGTACAGGCATCGGCCCCCGATTAGCAATCCCAATGAACCGCTCGGTGCGGGTCTCTTCAATAGTGGACTTTGTTCCCAGCCGGGCCGCAACTACTGCTTGTACCCGAGTATCCTCATGCTCCAACAGGGCCTTGAACGCCTCATCAGTCTTAGAGAATGCATAGGTCTGCTTGCCAGTGGCTGGGCTCTTCTTCATGGGCGGCTCAACACCAAGAGACACAAGCAAGTCGGCAAACTGAGGGTTGCTCATCAAGGTGTCTTTGTTAAAGCTATCGAGTAACGCCATCTTACGTGCCTGCTCTATAAACAAATGTTTTTGTAGCATCCCCTTGTCCAACTGCAACACTGGCTCGGTGAACATACGGATGGTCAAGTCAATCAGGCGTAGCTCAACCTTTGGAAAGCCTTGGCTCATCAAACCAAATAAGTCCCATGTCAGCTTCACATCGTTCTTGCAGTAGCTTCCATAGTCGGCTAACTCATCCTTGGTAAAACTCTTACGGAAATAATTGATGTACTGTTTGACCTGTTCACCCTTGACTCCAATTTCATAGTAGGTCGCTAAGACCCCTAGACTGCCGCCTACTT